CTCAGGTTCGCCATTGCGCCGTCATTAGCGCAAGCCAGCCATGCCAAATGCAGCCGTAAAACCTTGTCTAGTTCTTTCCGCGTCATTTTCCCGTCCCAGTTTGAGTTGCGCCGCGTCGTTGCGGCATGAATATGGTTTACGCATATTCGCGAAAAAGCGCAATACTTTTTTGCGCTAAATGCCAAAAAAAAATTGACGGAAGCGCTCGGGGTGGTAGTGTATCTGAGCGGGGCCTTTTCATGGGTTTGGCTCCGATGCAGCGAAGGAGAGCCCGAAGAACATGGTAGAGATTTCGTTGGGGGAGTATGAGGCGCTGGTTGTCGGCGAAGCGGGGGGGGCGGTATGACGGTTCGCATTCTTGAGGGCGATGTGCGCCAACGCTTGGCCGATCTGCCGTCCGACAGCGTTGATTGCGTCGTGACATCGCCGCCCTATTGGGGGCTTCGCGATTACGGCGTCGCTGGTCAAATAGGCCTTGAGCCAGACCTAGAAAGCCACCTGTCTGTCATGGTGGATGTATTTGAGCAGGTGCGACGGGTATTGAAACCGACCGGCACTTGCTGGGTCAACTATGGTGATTGCTATTTGCCGAAGGCGAGCGGCGTGCTGAAACCTAAAGACCTGTGCATGTTGCCAGCGCGATTTGCCATTGCCTTGCAAGAGGCGGGATGGTGGTTGCGTTCTGAGATCGTCTGGGCCAAGCCCAATCCCATGCCGGAGTCCGTGACGGACCGCCCGGCCATGGCGCACGAGAAGGTGTTCTTGCTGACCAAGGCCGCGCGCTATTTCTATGACGCTGAGGCCGTGCGCGAGGCGGCGACGGATAGCAGCCTGAAACGTTGGAGCCAAGACGTTGCGGCTCAGGCCGGAAGCGAACGCGCCAACGGTGGACGGAAAACCAATGGCCGCATGAAAGCGGTCGGAGGGCCACAAGCCAAGCAGCAGGCGAACGGGCGCAATCAGCGCAACGTCTGGACTATCGCCACCCGGCCTTTCAAGGAGGCTCACTTCGCAACCTTCCCGCCAGAGCTGGTCGAGCCCTGCATCAAAGCGGGCTGCCCCAGGGGCGGCCTGGTTCTAGACCCCTTTGGCGGGGCTGGCACCACCGGCCTAGTCGCCAGCCGCTTGCAGCGCGACGCCATCTTGATCGAGCTTAACCCGGATTATGCGGCCTTGGCCCGGCGACGGGTTGAGGGCGACGAGGGCATGTTTGCAGCGGTAAGTGCCTGACACCTAGAAACGCGTTGCGGCAGGTGATATGTTTGACCAGCAATCCGCAAACAGTGAAGGCAGGAAATGACCAAGGCAACGATTGAGCACATCAAAACAGAGGCGTTGATACCGTACGCTCGCAACAGCAGGACGCATAGCGAGCAGCAGGTCGCGCAAATAGCAGCAAGCATCCGAGAATTTGGTTTCACGAACCCGGTTCTGATCGACGCGGAAAACGGCATCATAGCGGGCCACGGTCGCGTCATGGCGGCGCAAAAGCTAGGGCGCAAAGACGTGCCTTGCTTGCGGCTCGACCACCTGACCGATGCGCAGAAGCGCGCCTATGTAATCGCCGACAATAAGCTAGCTTTGAATGCAGGCTGGGATGACGAAATGCTTCGCATCGAGTTGGACGAATTGAAGGCGGTCGATTTCGACTTGTCTCTGATCGGCTTTGATGATGACGAGCTCGGCGCGCTGCTTGCTGACAAAGGCACTGATGGCCTGACTGATGAGGATGACGTACCGGAAGTTAGCGACGGAGAGCCAGCAACGCGCCTTGGCGACGTGTGGCTTTTGGGCAATCACCGCTTGATGTGCGGGGATAGCACGGACGCTGCGGCGGTTGAGCTGCTGATGGATGGGCGCAAAGCCGAAATGGTGTTTACAGATCCGCCTTATGGCATTGCCTACAGCAGTAGCAAGTTTGACGGCAATAAAGCTGGCGTGACCAACACACGCAACAAGGCGGAAATGATCCTTGGCGACGGCGAAGATTTTGACCCGTCTTTTTTGACGCAGATGTTTAAGGGCGCAAAAGAAATGTTTGTTTGGGGCTATCAGTATTACCCTGAGAAATTGGGACGTGGCGGCATCATTGTTTGGAATAAAAAGCAAGAGAGCGAAGCTGCTAACCCGCATGGAGATTTTGAATTGTGCTGGTCGCGCAAAGAGCGCAACAAGATGTGCTGGCTGCAATGGGGCGGCTTTAAAAACAAAGAGAATGGCGAGCCAAGGCTACACACAACACAAAAGCCAGTCGCATTAGCGCTTTGGTTCTTCGAGAATTGGGGCAAGGGGCTGCGGTTGGTTGTCGATCTTTTTGGTGGCGCTGGGTTTACGCTAATAGCTTGCGAAAAAACGCAACGCGACGCTTACCTTATGGAGCTTGACCCGAAATATTGCGATGTGATCGTAAAGCGCTGGCAAGACTTCACCGGCAAGCAAGCAACACTCGAAGCAACGGGGCAGACGTTTGCGGACGTTACAGGAGAGCGAGACAATGGCACGCAAACCTAAAACGCTGACCGATGATGAGCGCGCCCAGGTCGAGGCGCTTGCAGCGTATCTGAGCCAGGAGCAAATCGCTGATTATTTTGGCATGGCGCGCAACACGTTCGCAGCCATATGCGAGCGCGAGCCTGATATTCATGCGCGCTATAAAAAAGGCAAGGCGAAAGCCATCGGCAAAATCGCGCAAAGCCTTATCAAACAGGCAATGGACGGCGACAAGGTGGCGGCGATGTTCTATCTCAAAACGCAGGCCGGATGGCGAGAGACACAAGGCCATGACCACACGTCAAGCGATGGAAGCATGACGCCAAGCATTATCGAAAGGGTGATCGTTAGGCCGGAAAGTAAAGCTGATGAATGAAAACATCGTCAATTTTCCAGGCGTGGACTATAGATTTGAGGTCGTCGCTGCGGCAATCAAAACACTCTCTGAACATTTAGACCAAGTTATGGTTGTAGGTCATCTTGCCGACGGTACGTTTGTTTTAGACGGTAGCGAAATGACCGGGCCGGAAGTGTTGTGGCTCATAGAGCGCGCGCGGCACCACCTAATGGCAGCAACGGATGACATTGAAAGCGAATAGCCTGCAAATACCGACTGCAGAGGTGTTTGAGCCATTGCTTGCTCCAGCGCGTTACAAAGGCGCGTGGGGCGGGCGAGGCTCGGCAAAATCGCACTTCTTTGCCGGTCTAATGGTAGAGGATCACTTCGCAAACCCTGGCTTCAGAAGCGTTTGCATCCGCGAGGTGCAGAAGACGTTGCAGCAGTCGGCAAAACGCTTGATCGAGGACAAACTAGCAGAGTTCAAGCTAGGCGAGGCGCAAGGCTTCAAGGTTTTTCGCGAGGTGATCGAAACGCCAGGTGATGGGCTGATCATTTTCCAGGGCATGCAAGACCACACGGCGGACAGTATCAAATCTCTGGAAGGTTTCGACCGCGCATGGGTTGAGGAAGCGCAAAGCCTGAGCCATCGCTCTCTAACGCTGTTGCGCCCGACGCTGCGCAAGGAAGGCAGCCAGATTTGGTTCAGTTGGAACCCGCGCAACGAGTTTGATGCGGTTGACCAGTTCCTGCGCAAGAAGCCGCCGGAAGGTGCGCTGGTCGTCCGCTCCAATTGGTCGGACAACCCGTGGTTCACAGCCACGCTAGAGGATGAGCGCCTGCACGATAAGGAGGCATATCCAGAGCTTTACGACAACGTGTGGGAAGGCGCTTATTCAGACGACGCATCGCAAATCTTCATTCCCGCGCGCTTAGTGCTTGAGGCGGAAAAAAGCACGGTTGAGCCATCGCCAAGCGCAACCGTAGTCTGGGGCTTGGACGTCGGTCGCCAGGGTGACGACAGCGCGCTTTGCAAGCGCCGCGGAAATGCGTTGCTAGAGCCCGTGAAGGCGTTTCACCGCCCTGACACGATGCAGGTCGTTTCGTTCGTGCTGTCTGAGCTCTTGCAAACCGCGCACCATGCGCCGGACCGCTTCCCAAAGATGCTGGTGATTGATGCAAACGGCATGGGCTGGGGCGTCTTTGACCGCTTGCGGCAGATCCAGCGCGAGAACACGCGGCACGCTGAAGGCGTTGACATTCCCAATTTGAAAAACCTGCGCATCGTCGATCTGAACGTGAGCAAGGCACCAACAATCAAGCAGGCCGTCCGCTCGTTGCGCGATGAGCTATGGTACAAGGGGCGAGAATGGCTAGAGAGCGGCATTGCAAACTTGCCGGATGATCCAGAGCTGCGCCGGGAATTGACCAGTGTGCGCTATGCAGAGGACAGCAGCGGGCGCATTCAGATCGAAAGCAAGAAGGATGCAGCAAGGCGAGGCATTGACAGCTGGAACCGAGCCGATGCGTTTTTGCTGACGTTTGGCG